CCACAAAATGGTAGATTACAAATACTAGGTTCAGCTAACGGACATTTTGCAAATGTAGATTATCAACCAGATATTAAAGAAAGAGACTTTTATATATTTCCATATGACATGAGACATTGTGTTTATCCTTTTAATGGACCAGGTATGAGACGAACACTTGCTGCAAATATGGATGTGCAGTATGACCCAATTAGAAATAGAGGGGTAAGTTAATGTTAGAACCTCATTATCAAATATTTAAAGACAAATTAAAAGAAGTTAAATTTAAAGATATGAAAACTTTATTCCCAACAACAGATAAATTTGTAAAAGAAGTTAATCCTGATTTAGAAAAAAATGGATTACTATGTCCAATTGTATTAGATAAAGATGAAGTTACGATTAGAAGTGGTACTCATAGATATACATATTTTAAAGATAAGTATGAATCAACATTATGTTATGTAGGTGATAATGGTGATGAAACAAAATTTTTTCAATTGTTAAATGTATTTTGTTGGAGAAATCATCCAGTGAAACAATCAGATTTTTTAAAATCAATGTATGAGAAAGGACCCGTCTAATGTACGAAAATAGACACATCACAGAACCAAAATGGAAAAGTTGGATAGTTCAAACTACCACACCATTATTTACACCAGATCAATGCAGACAAATTATTGAATGTGGTAGAAGACAAAAACCACAACAAGCACAAGTTGGTATGGGTAAACCAGGTGGTGGCACAGATACAAAGAAAAGAGTAACCACAATATCTTGGATACCATTTCAAGAAATGGGACATATGTATCGTGATCTTAATAATTTTATACAAAAAGCAAATGAAAATCATTTTGGTTTTGGAGATATACAGGTAACAGAGAATGCACAGTTTACAGAATATCCAGAAGGAGGATTCTATGATTGGCATATGGATTGTGATGTGAACATGCAACACGAACCACCAGTTAGAAAAATATCCATGACATTATTATTGAATGATCCTTCAGAGTTTGAAGGTGGTGATTTAGAGCTAATGGCACCAGGTAAATTCGCAGAACTTAAACAAGGTCATGCAATTATATTTGCATCATTTTTAAATCACAGAGTTAATCCAGTAACTAAAGGTATGAGACAATCATTAGTTTGTTGGTTTGGAGGTAAACCTTTTAGATGATTAAGGAACAATTTTTTCCAACAACCGTGTACGGTAAAGATATAAAACTCAATAACCAAGAGCTAGCGAATCATATTGTTAATTGGAGTAAACAAGATCAAGGTGTAAAAAAAACAAATATGAATGGTTGGCATTCAACAACCGATATGCATTTAAAACCTGAGTATCAATCTTTGGTTCAAGAATTATATAAAATGCAAGAAGAAGTATATCAGGAAGAATGGTTGGATCGTAGACCAAAGTTGGGTAATATGTGGGCTAACATAAATTATCCTGGCGGATACAATAGACCACACGTACATCCTAATTGTTTATTTAGTGGTGTGTATTGGGTAAAAGGTAATAAAGAATCAGGAACTCTTGCGATCAATGATCCAAGACCAGGTATTCAAACGATGATGCCTTCAAGAAAACCAGGACAACCACCAAAACATTTATGGAGAGAAGCACATTTAGAACCAGTACCAGGAAGAATTATAATGTTTCCTGCTTGGTTATGGCATTGTGTTGAACCAAACAAAACAAATGATATAAGGATATCAGTTTCATTTAATTTTATACAAGATGGCTTTCAATAAATATCAAGTAATTAAAAAAGCAGTTAGTTATGAACTAGCTAATTTTATCTTTAACTATTTTTTACTTAAACGTGATGCAGTTAAATTTATGTATGAAAACAATATTACCTATGACAATGGTATGTTTGGTACATGGACAGATCAACAAGTTCCAAATACTTACTCTCATTATGCTGACAATGTAATGGAAACCTTACTAGTTAAGATGTTACCTGTAATGGCTAAAGAGACAGGACTAGATCTAGTTCCAACTTACTCATATGCTAGATTATATAAACAAGGTGATATATTAAGAAGACATAAAGATAGACCTAGTTGTGAAATATCTACTACCTTAAATTTAGGTGGTGATCCTTGGCCTATTTATATTGATGGTACAGGTGCAGATAGTGTTATTGATGAATATAAACAAATACACAAACCCAATGCCCCAGAAGGCACGAAGGTATTACTTGATCCAGGCGACATGCTAGTATATAGTGGATGCGAACTAGAACATTGGCGAGAACCATTTGAAGGTCAAGTATGTGGACAAGTATTTCTACATTATAACCACAGAAATGGTCCTTTTGCTGAGAAAAATAAGTTCGATAAACGACCATTATTAGGTGTTCCACCAATAAGGAATATGTAATACAATGAGGTTATATGCTACAAAAAATAGGTTTTCAACCAGGGTTCAATAAACAGATTACAGAAACCACTGCTGAGGGACAATGGGTAGGCGGTGATAATGTACGTTTTAGATATGGTACACCCGAAAAGATAGGTGGCTGGGCACAGTTAGGTGAGAATAAATTAACCGGTGCAGCAAGAGCCATGCATCATATCGTTAATAATTCAGGAACTAAATATTCAATTATTGGAACAAACAGAATTTTATATGTCTATACTGGAGGTGTATTCTATGACATTCACCCAATTCAATCGACAACTACTTTAACAAATGCATTTACCACAGTTAATGGTTCAACATCCGTTACAATTACATTTAGTACAGATCATGGAATAAATGCAAATGACATTATCCTTTTAGATAATTTTACAGCAATCACTGGATCAGATTATACCGCAGCAGATTTTGATGATAAAAAATTTATGGTCACATCTAGACCAACCGCTACAACAATTACTATTACTATGCCAACTGCTGAAACAGGTGCAGGTGCAACTTTATCTGGAGGAATAAGAGTACAACATTATTATCCTGTAGGACCTTCTCAACAGTTACCGGGATTCGGTTATGGGTTAGGTCAATGGGGTGGAACAGTATCAGGTGAAGCAACAACTACTTTAGTAAATTCAATTAACGCTGTTCAAACAACAGGTATTCAATTAACAGACAGTGCTTTATTTCCAGTATCAGGTACTAACTATATTCAAATAGGAACAGAAGAAATATCTTATACTGGTATTACATCAGGTGTTTTGTCAGGTGTTACAAGAGGTGTAAGAAACACCACAGCTGCAACACATAATGCTGGAGATACAATTACTAATACTACTGATTATATTGGTTGGGGCGAAGCGGCATCAGGAGATTTTGTAGTTGATCCTGGTGAATGGTCTATTGATAACTTCGGTGCAAAAGTAATTGCATTAATTCATGATGCACAATGTTTTGAATGGGATTCAAATGCAACAGATGCAGTAAATACAAGAGCAACAATTATATCGGGTGCGCCAACAGCATCAAGAGATATGTTAGTGTCAACGCCTGATCGACACTTAGTGTTTTTTGGAACTGAAACAACTATTGGTGACCCAACTACACAAGATTTAATGTTTATAAGATTTTCGGATCAAGAAAATATAAATGAGTATGCACCGACTTCAGTTAATACTGCAGGTACACAAAGACTATCAGATGGTTCTAGAATTGTGGGAGCCGTTAGAGGTAGAGATGCAATATATGTTTGGACGGATACTTCTTTATTTACTATGCGTTTTGTAGGTGCTCCATTTACATTTGGTTTTGCACAAGTAGGGACAAACTGTGGACTGATTGGTGAAAGTGCGGCAATAGAAGTAGATGGTGCTGCTTATTGGATGTCTGAAAATGGATTCTTTAAATATTCTGGTAATTTAGAATCTATGGTTTGTTTAGTAGAAGATTATGTATTTAATAATTTAAACACAACTGCATCACAATTAATTAATGCAGGATTAAATAATTTGTTTGGAGAAATAACTTGGTTCTATTGTACAGGAAGTTCAACTGTTGTAAATGCTTGTGTCACTTATAACTATATTGAATCAAGTCCACAAAGACCTATTTGGACAACAGGCACTTTAGCAAGAACAACATGGGTTGATTCTTCTGTATTTGGATTACCACATGCTACTTATTACAATGCAGCAAATAATAGTTCTTTTGATGTTATAGGAAATACAGAAGGATCGACAATATATTATGAACATGAAACAGGAACAGATCAAGTAGCAGAAGGATCTGTAACCGCTATACAATCGAATATTGAATCTGGAGACTTTGACATCACAGCACAAAGATCTAGACAGGGTCAAGTGACAGGTATTGCTACATTTCAAGGTGATGGTGAATATATTATGAAGATAAGAAGATTTATTCCTGACTTTTTATCACAGACAGGAGATACACAAATAACTTTACAATTACGTAATTATCCTAGTGATAACTATGTTAGTTCTTCACTTGGACCCTTTACAATAACAAGTTCTACTGATAAAGTAGACACTCGTGCAAGAGCACGAGCTTTATCTTTGAAAATTGCCAATACAGGTACTTCTCAGAGTTGGAAACTAGGCACATTTAGATTAGATACACAACCGGATGGACGTAGATAATGTCAATAAATTACAACGATAGAACAGGAGTTTTAGGAATTAATCTAACACCACAATTTAATAATTCATTCCAAACTGCTGGACTTTTTGGGTTTGGAAAAAGTGATGAAGAAAAAGCATTAGAACAAATACAAGATTTAAGAAAACAAGAAAATCAAATAAAAGGTCTGGGAGAGGGTGCTATAGAATTAAAACAAAATGAATTACAAAATATACAAAATCAAATAGAAAATTTAAAAAAACAATATCCAAACGACTCTTCTATTCAATCAGCTTCACTTCCTAGTAATAGATATACTGCCGATTTAAGAAATTTAAATGATCGAATAACTGATATACCTGATAGATTAAGTAGAAGTTTAGATTATGATTTAATAAATAAAGTAAGAGAATATAATCCTAACTATGATAGATATACTGATCAAGAAATAACTGAATTAGGTATTCCAATTTTTAATAAAAATATGCCAAGTTCTATGAACTCAGGTGTTACTAATGCTAATAGTTTTAGAAATATGCTTCTAGATGATTTAAGAAATTTACCAAGTGATTTAAGAACTAGTTTAGGTCAAACTAAAGATGCATTAGTAGAAGATTTTAGTGGGTTAGGAAGTTTTTTAAAAG